ATTTTAGTTTTTTCATCTTCAGTCATCTTTGACAATTCATCTGCGGATATATCGAGTTGAAAATCTACTCTTATGTAATAAGCGTTTTTTCTAATTACACTTTCAGATGGACTATATTGCTCTAAGTCGTTATCACTATAAACTACGCAACCTAGATATTTAGTACTAGCATCATAGAAAAATACGCGAAGCTGCTTAAAGTTTAAATCTGGAGGAAATATCTCAACTATAGAGATATTTTGTCTACCAGTTGGTCTTATATCATCGAGATAAGCTGTAACACAGTATTGACCTACCTCTGTAGCACTTGCAAACTCTCCAGTCTGTGTGTCAAATTGGCCATTTGTAGCAGTTTGTATCTGTCCTTTGAGTAAATAAAACTTATTCATAGCTATAAATCTAGATAGAATTCAAATTTTAATCTCTAGAACCTTAAAATTTATATATCTTTATAATTTATAATTCTATATAATTCAAAGTCCCAGAGACTAAAATCGTGAAATTCTGGGTTAATTATTTATATATCTCTTAACGTTGCCTTTGATAATAAGAGTCCTACCATCTCCAAGAGCATACACTCTCTCAGAATTCTGTTTCTTAATAGCCTCTACACTTCTTTCAAGATTAGACAAATCAGTAGTAGTTTCTACTGTTATCATCTGGCTTTGAATAGCATCAGCGTTGTTAAATGCAGCCGAGAACTTATTCTCAAATGTACCTTTATTTAAACTATCGACTATATCTGGAAGTACTCGTTTATATTTGCGAGTATTACGTTTATTAATAATAGCCATAGCCTCACCGCCTTCTGCTCGCATATTTCTACCTTCTTTATTCTTCTGATGCAAATCTATATCATTGCCAGAAGCATGTGAGCCACCTTCCAGGAATTCGAGGCCTCCTTCTCCATACTCTTGACTTGCTGCAGCTGTGGCTTGTTTAGCTTTAACTTTTGCAACTGCGAAGCTTGTCCACATAGTTGCAATAGCAGCTAATGCAAGAGCTGGACCAACAATAGGAATGCTAGACATGCTAGACCAAATATTAGCTGAAGCTGTGATAAGAGATGACGCTTGAACTACAGTGTTAATGGCTTCTTGGCGACGTTGGGCTTGCTCAAGAAGTTTCTGCTTTTCAAGTTGGTTCTTCTTCTCTTGCTGAAGTTCTTTCTTTTTAGTTGCAACCTGATTAGCGTAACCGTTGTTGCGGCCTTCTACTTCAGCATCATAAGCTGTTTGAGCTGCTTCTACTCGTTTTTCAGCTGCATCAACAGCAGCTTGTGCCATATCGACTTCGGCTTGGGCAATTTCTTGCAAATTGCTTATAATACTATTACAGGCATCATTCCATGCATTAATGACTTCGTCGTCAGCCCCAGGAATATAGCTTATTAAGAAACCAGTTAGTCCATATTTACCAATACGTCCGATAAGTCCTAAGCTAGATTTGCGAAGCTTATCCTGCTCTTGCTGTAGCTTCTCAACTGTATTATGAGCTGTATCAATCTGAGCTTGAGACCAATCAAGGGCACCAGATTTAGCTAATCTGATTTTCTCTTTCCACAGAGCAATTTCTTGTGTCAGCTCATAGTCTTTAATCTCATCAGCAGTATGCTTAGCAAGGTCGAACTCAGACTTAGCCAGTTCTTGCTGTTGCTGGAAATTCTCTAAGCGATTACTGCCTGATACAGATAGCTTTTGCTTATTGAATTTAGCATTAATACTAGACTCAGGCTCTTGTTGTTCAATTGGTTTAGCCCTATTTTGAGCTAATGCCAGTTTTCTAGCAGTTTCTACTTGTTCAAGAAGCAATCGCCTTTCTTCGACTGTGCCTTTCTTTACAAGATAGAGTTGCTCTTGTATTTGCTTAGCTCGTAAATCAAGGATTATCTGGTCATATTTAGCCTCAATTTGAGCTCTTTCTTGATGCCAAGCTGCTATTTGTTCAGGAGTAGCTTGACCTGTTACGGTAGCTTCAGTTTGACCATTTTCAGATATAGTAGCGGCTTTTGTCGTATAAGAAGCTTCACGAGTATCAAGTTGCTCAAGTCTAAGTTTCTTCTCTTTCTCAATCTCAGCAGTAATAGTATCATATCTAAACTTCATAGTTTGACGAAGCTTAGTCATACTATCTATCTGTCGCTCATCTTCAATATCTTGTAAATCGAGATTAAGCTTTCGCTGAGTATTTTCTAT